CGCATTAAGAGGAATGTAAACAGTGTCTCTTGTTGTGTAAGTTGAAGTTTTATCAGAGCACAGTACACTAACAGTACCTGCTACTACTACAAATATTTCTTCGCGCATCGCATGTTGCTGCAAGCTAGTAGACATGCCTGGGGCAATTTCTAGCTTCTTAACTTTACAGTCTGGAGTGGCATCTAGTACAGCAAAGTTACCCCACTTGCGTCTAGTTTCACTGTTTTTGTGTCGGAAGAGCAATGAGCTGCTAGACTCGATCTTCTCAGTACCGCCGGTGCCAAACGAAAAACTCACGCGCGGGTGGCTTTTGTACTGGTCTAGCTCCGGTGTCGAGTCTAAAGTTCGGTCGCCGCCATTTGCAAACACAACAACCGAATCAGGGTACATGTTGAGCACTTGTTCAATTGCATTACATGCTGTATTGTCGATATCGTCGAAGTCTATAACAGTATCAACAAATCGGAGATTCTCTAATACTAATTTTCGCGATGAGAATGTCATAAACTCAGACCCTTTTTTAGACCTTAACCAGTCGTCTGAATTAAGCCCAACAACAAGTATATCGCCGAGTGCTTTTGCTGACCTCAAGTATGAAATATGACCCGAATGCACTGGGTCAAATCCGCCTGTGCACAATACAATTTTTTCATAGTTTATTAAACAAGTAAATGCGGCCGTCGAACCAATGACCTTCTAACACTAAGTCATTGATGTAACCATATTGATCAATTGATGTAATAGCCGACTTTGGTAATAGTCCGCTACTATGCAAATCGTATACTGTTTGGTTAAACTCACAAACCGTCGACTTTTGATTATATGCAACTATTTCGAAGTGCATAGGATTATGTTTAACTGCTAGTCTAGAATCGCTGCAGTCAAACCCTGCTGCTGCTAGCATGTATAACATATTCGACGGTGTGTAATGGAAATATGCGCCCGATACTGCACTCCCGGAAAATGAATTATACATTCGGTTTACACTATACGGGAGCGACACGTACAACATTCCGTTATCAGTTAACCAGTTCTTAATGCTACAAAGCAATTGCAACGGGTTTTTGCTGTACTGAAAAGAGTTATGCGCCCAGACGATATCAACCGAATCTGCCTTGATTATATCCGGGTTATCAAAGTCATCGTCGATTACAGTAATATTTGACAAACTTTTTGCAGGTTTACTTAAGTTCTTTAAGTTGTTGTCAACAGCTATCACGTTATAATTTCGAGGTACATGCGGCGGTGAGGGGTCTCTGCGGGTTGCCCACCATATTGCGTCGGCACCAGATCCGGATCCTAAGTCTAGCACTGTATCAACACTAGACATAAAACTATCGTATTCGTTTAACACATTAAGTGTTGATAGACTGTGATCATGACTGCTTTCGTTGTCTTTAAAGGATTGCATCATACTGACACATCCTCCATACCTGCTGTCCGGAGCCGCACAATATGACCTAACATAAAGTTTTTACTTTCGAATCCCTTCATAATACCTAGCCACTGATTCCTAATAAACGCAACTTCATTGATTATAGTTTCATGAGTAATAACTTCTGGTTCTCCGTCTACATATTTCTCGGCGTCCCGGCTCGAAAGTGCCCGTTGATAATTTTCTAAATATTTCTGAAAATGCTTTCGACGTATTTTTCGCAACTCGATGTTTAAGAAGTTTAAAACAGCTTCGATTTCTTGAAGCTGATTAAACCGATGTTCGGTAACACCCGGGAGCTTACTTATATTCTTTTCTACGTTGCCGAATATTTTTACTTCTTCTTTTGCAGATATCAGTTCATTCTTGTAATAATCTATAAAATCCGGAATTACAGATATATCATATACTACCTTATTGTACCACATTAATTAGTAACCCATTTAATAAATGACTCTGGAAATACGTTTAGCGATAAGTTACGGCGGGCTGCAAAGTCTAACAAATACTCCCGCAACTTTGACCTTTCTTCTGATGAAGGCACTGTTTCGATCAAAGCACTAATTACACTCCACTGACTGTCAGAAAAGCAATCCTTTTGCTTAAGCAACAAGTTTTTTGAGTCTTCGTCCATGACTGAGCCGTTTAAGAACGAAGGTGAATTGCACAGTGAAACTCGTATCTCTTTAGCACCAGAACTGTATGTGTTAATAAAATCCGAAAATCCGAAAAGTGTCAGATTGCTAATAACGCTGTTAAACGAATAAGTTAAGCCAGTGTCTCGGATTAGTGAAAGGTTAGAGTTAAATCGCGTCCAAGTATTGCCATACCGAACAAACTCATATAGCGAGCCAGTAGTTTCAGCCGAAACCACAACATCATGATTAATACCTTTTAATGCACTTACTACATTTTGCAATCGTGACGCGCTCACACCTAACCCGGTCCACACGCGGACTACGCCCGGCGTGTTTATTGCTGATAACAAGGGGACTATTCCGTTATAGAGCAACGGCTCGCCGCCTGCTATATCTAACTCGCGCAGACTAGGCGAGTTAGCTAACTGTACTATTTCTGAAATTATGCCACTATCGCTAGACCGTGCAATAATATCCTTTTGCGAAATCTTATTCAATACTTTGTCGCGAGAAGATAAGACAAAGCGGTCGTCTTCAGTTTCTACTGCATAAGAGCCGTGCTCTACAATGTCGCGGCGCCATGCTGAACTGTACTGTTTACAACAGTACACACATGTCAGGTTGCAGTCGTTCGACACATTAACTGATAGGTATTCGGGTGTAGCGTTAACATTAGTGTGGGTTACATCAGTTCTGTTATGCACGCGCCGGCGACTAGGCAAGCCTGCTGCTTCTGGCAGCCAGCATGCGGTCTTGCATGACGTTACTGGCTTATCTGCTAGCATATCAGTTCGATCTTGGTGTAACGCCGGTGTGTTAAAGAGCATTCCAGGATGCTCTTTAACCCATGCCTTATCAATTTTAGTTGACGTAGCAGCACAACAGCTAGACGTAGTCATTTGGACTAAGTCTATTGTTAACCACGTGAATTTTTCTGAACAATAGTAATTCAAGTTAGTATTTCTTAATCACTCGTCGTCGTTTGGACTAAAGTCAACGTGGTAGTTAGTTGCGGCTTTTAAATACTTGTCAACTTCTGCGAGTGCAACAAGCAGTTCTTCGTCCGGCGACAATTCGGAAATTCGGTCAACAACATGATCAGCAACAGCTTGTCTGTCTTTAGCAGGTACATACCGGATCATGATACTGTACATTGCTTCTAATAGTTCAGCTTCCATCAATCTACTCCATTTGTTTCGTCTGTGTCGTTAACTGTTTCATCGGATTCTTCGTTAACGCTGTTGAGTACAACTAAATCTTTATTATTGTATGTAGCCATAATGCTATCCAAGCAACCGTCTTCGTTTGATTCCCAGTTTTTTCTAAACTTAATAATCGACTCACCAGTAGATTTGTCAATGTATTCGAGTCGATTCCCTGTTTTAGACAAAATACCCGACTTCTCAAAAATATCTACTAGCCCAGAGTAAGGATTCATACCAGTGTCGTACGGGATCTTTACCTGCACACTTTCAAACGGTTTTGCGTAACGTGTTTTCATAATCTTACACGCAGACCGGATACCGCGGACGTCGGTTACTTTTTTGCCATCCTCGTCTTCTTTAAGCTTAAGCTTCTTCATTGCAACTACGATAGAGCTAGCGTAAATAAATCCCTGGCCGCCGGCAATCTTGTCGTCTGGGTCAAACATGTCCTGGCTTGCATACGTGTGGTTAGTTGCAACTAGTCCTACATTATGGCTTCCGAACATATTTACGCAGTTAGTTACTAACGCCTTGAGTGCTTTAGCTTTGCGGCCCATGTCACCTTTCATGTCACCAGCTTCGAACTGATTTAGTTCAGTTGGTGACATGAGCATACCGAGCGAGTCAACTACAAATAACACCTTCGGCCGCTCGTCTTCTGCAAGCTCCTTATATCCTTTCATGAACTCCGAGATAGTTTTTGCTACATCATCGATCATAGCCATATTAAGCTTTAGTAGCTTATCTTCGCTAGTATCTACGCCTAGTGCTTTAAGCCACGCCTCATCGAGAGCGTTTTCCGAGTCAACTTGTACTACAAAAATTCCTTGCTCTTGTGCAGCACGTACAATGTTGCCCGAGCAGATGTAACTTTTACCAGAGCCAGACTCCCCGGCGAATACAGAAACTTTTCCTAACGGAATTCCTTTGTAAAAGTCTCCGCTAATTAAGTAGTTTAGTGCGTAACTACCAGTGCTTACCCAATCAGTTGGGTCATTAAACCCGATTGATAAGCCGTTAATACTTTTTGTAATATCTTTTCGAAATTTACTTACGTCAAATGGTTTTGCCATGTTTATTCCTATGTGTTTGTTTTGAGCTCTAACCCGTTGCCTGCTACTGAATTTCGATACACGATTTCTCGATACGAAGTAAGGCGTTCACTAATACTTTCGAAAATCCCGATCGGAATTTGATTTGTTATAGGCTTTACTCCCCGATCGTTACACCAAGCAATAAACTCAGGAGAATACGGAATAGTTTGTGGGCGGTTTAAGTTTACCTGAAATGCCCACTCAAGTGTTTCGTAATTATACACGTCTGGGTATTCTAGTGTACTATCATAATTAACCCATTTATCGTAATTTTGCCGACCTACATATGTATATCCAAAACTAAAATTAACTACATCATTATTCGACACAAACGTGTCTTTAAACGGATTTTCGAATACCTGCCATTTATTCTCTGATTGGAATTCAATTTTACTAAATGCCGATTCTAGACGATGCACAGTTAAGTTTACTTCTTCATACGGAAAAAATATACCCTATCTTTGTTAATGCTACTGCTAGTGGAATTTCTCTAACACTATCATCAAACATATCATGCAATTTCCATCCCGTTTCTGATATGCTAACATCAGGAGACGCTTTTAACGCATCAATATCAACTATAACTTTCTGGGACTGCACCCAATCAGAGTGTTGCTTATTTAAAAAGTTTTGATCTAAATAATCGTTAAGGTCTACATTAGTGTCAAAGGTTAGTCTGGCTAATTTATATAAGACTTCATTAGTTTTACACACCGACCAGTGAATAGATGTTAGAAGCGGATTTATTTTATTAGCTACTGCGTTAAAATCAGAGAAATAATTGTTTTGCG